CGCCTTCAATGCAGCCGGTAATTCGTTCGGCTCGAATCCACTTTCATAAGTGATTTGAACGGCATCAGGTCGATCAGGAATTTCAGGAAAGCTTTGCGGGAAGAATTGAACGAACGGACCAGTGACATCTGTGTAAAGTTCGTAATCCTGCACATCGAGCGGCTCAAGGTTGCCGTCTGCTCGATATTTCACCGATGTCAACGAATTGACTGGAAAAGGCGTCAGATAAAAGCGCGATGGGAAACAGGACAGATCCTGTCGCCAGCTCTGCTTGACAAGCGCCGTTCCCAATAGCTTTTCCAGATATCCTGTGGCGCTTTTGATAAAACCCTCAATATCCGGATCATCAGAAGTGAAACCCACCGCACCTACGTGCCGTTTGGCTTCATCTAGCGTCACAGGCCGCACACCCGTGACGCCGACACGAACTGGCGCAAGCTGCATATCACTTGCTCTTGTTCTTAGGTGCAGCTGGCTCTGCCTTATTCTGAGCGGCATCACCTTCTGACTTTTGTTCATTTGACGTCACAGCAGGCTCGCCAGAAGCTTTCGTCACGGTAATATCTTCCGCCGATGTTGCCGCAAGCGCTTCTGTCTGGACCGCGCCCGCCTTTTTGGCGTCATTGGTTTGATCGCCAGCCGTACCATCGCTGCCATCTGAATTTGCGCTAGCCGAGCCCGATGGTGCAGATTTGTCGCCGCCATTCGTCCCATCCTGCGACTGGTCAATTGGGGCTGCACTGGAGGATTTTTCGTCCGAGATAGGGCGAAGCACGCCATTACGGACAAGCTGCTTGACGGTGAGTTCGTCCGCATCACGGGTATCACCTTCCTTGTAAAACTTGTCACCGATATGCTCACGAAGAACGTCGAATTTCATGGTCTTTCTCCTTCGGTTCAGGAAACGGGCGGATTGCGCCGCCCGTCGATCTGAGCCGATCAAGATCAGCCGCCACCGCCAGATGCTGGTGTTACGTTGCCGTAAATAAAGCCTTCAGGACGGTAGACTGCGAGCGCCAGGCGCTCCTCACCAAGGATCGTCACCTTGTTGCGAACGAAGTCATCATTCTGGAATCCGACTTCGATACGGCTGGTCCATTGGTCGAAGATCTGAGCGCCAAGTTTGAATGCGCCGGTTAGGAACTTGCCAACCGAGATTGCCTGCGTTTCGACCACCGGAAGGTTCCACAGCGTCGGATTGAGCGACCCTTGCGGATTGCCGATGACGTATCGACCTTCGGTATCTTTGAGCAGCTCGATAGATGCCCAATCGATAGGGTGAAGGACGTGGCCAGTTGCGGGATACTCTGCCAGAGCCGCCTGCAACATGGCGATGCGCAGAACATCAATACCCGTGACCGGTACTGGAGAGGTCAATCCGGCAGGGACAGCGTAAGCCGTGGCCTGTGGAATGATACCTTCCAGATTTTCACCGGTACCGTCACCGTTGAGGATCTGATTTTCTTCGACCAGTTTTAAGCCGTAGATCAGACGCTCATCGATCAGCGAGCGCACCTGAGAGAAATCGCTCAGGATCTGCTTTGATGCACGGAACCAATGAGCAATAACCTTCGTGGAGATGTTCTTATCCGTAAGCTTCAGATCAGACTGAGGCTTAAGGCCACCTTCAGCGACAGGTGCTGCATTGTTGGTGAAACCGGTTTCCTGAACGTACAGGATGTTCGGGCTATCCGTCTGACCAGGCGAAAGCAGATCGCGAACAGTGAGCTTGCGCTGAGGCAGAGCGAGAACGCCCGGCAGGCGGTTCGGAGCGATGGCAGCACCAACGTTACCCGCAGCATCGGCAGTACCAGAGGTGATGTCAGCCTTAATCATGAGGCTGGCAGATGCACCACTACGCGGTGCCGCCTTCATCGCTTCCAGCTCTTCCAGATCCACAAACTGCTGACCCAGAGTTCGCTGCTGCTGCTCGCCAGAACCGTTGCGCGCTGCTTTCTGCTCGATGTCATCAAGGCGCGCCTTGATTTCATTCATACCGGAAAGAGCTTCGTCAGCCTTTTCCTTCAGGCCCTGACTGATATCGCCGGTTTTCTTGGCTTCGCTGAGCGCCTGCTCTGCCAACTCTTTGACTTTGTCGTGCTTGTCAGCAAAGCTCTTTTTCAGGTCTGCGGCGAGTTCTTCAACACCGGCAGACGCGCCAGCGCCAGCGGTTGCCATCATGAAACTGCCTGCTACGCCGTGATCAACGCCGAACAAAACGGCGACGGAGGCGAGCGCAAGGCATGCGAAAATACCGAGCACAAAGACCCGGTTAAAGGTGAACGTTTTCATGGAATGTCTCCGTGAGGAATAAACTTGAGCCTTAGTCGCGCATCAATGCACGAATGAGATCGGCCCTCGGATCTGCCTTTTCGCCCTCTGGCTCGCCCAGAACGGCTTTCGCATAACCAACAGAGGCAATCTGTGTGGCTAGGCTATTGGGAACCCCTACCTCGCGTAGGATGCCCTCAAATTCTTTGATCGGCATGGGATCGCCGTCGCGCAAGCGTCGGACAAATTCTTCCATGCGGTCAGATTTCACAGTCTCAATCAGGGAGCGCTTGTTTGCCGGGTTGTTCACCACAGACACTTCAACCAGCCTGATCTTTTTGAGAATCGTAACGCCGGGGCGCTTTTCGTCTGGCTCAGAACCACCCGCAGGAATGGAGTATCCGATGGATAATCCCCTCACCCGCTTCTTTTTCATCGCGTTGTGAATCCGGAAACCGAACTCGTCTTCGATATCGATCTGGCCTTTGGCTAACAGGCCTTTACCGTCCTCAGCCATTTCCAGCCAATCGCCAATCGGCAACGACCGGGAATCATGCCCGAAATACATCATCGGCATGGTGCCTGATCGGTGATGTTCGACCAGAGTTTCGGCAAAAGCACCCGGCGCTACGATATCGCCGTAGCTGTCCGGAGATCCACCAAACGTGCTGGCATAACCTTCGAAGCTGCCATCATCAGACAGCCCTTTCACCTGAAGGGCGAAATCTTTGGTTTTCATAACGATCAATCCTCAAGTGGCGGACCACCGTTGTGGCCGATCAAATCGTTTTCGGTTTCGGTGATTGGCACGTTCTGCATCTGGATGCGGGGAACGTCGCCACCTTCGACTGGAGGAAGGTTTTCAAGCCTGCGCACTTCATTGATCGTCATCGCGCCGATGGCGGTCATGACCTGATAAAATGCAGAGCGCCCCTTACTATCCCCACGAAGCAAGCCTTCCTGATTGAATTCAATCGCGATGCCCGCCGCCCGATCAGCTGGCGTGAGAAGCTGCTTTTCCAGAGCCTGCTCAATTCGTTTGAAGCGACGCCGCAAAGTGAACTTCTGGAAGCCCAATGTCTGGCTTTCGATGCCGGTGCCGAAACTGGTTGCCTTGGTTGTATGCCCGACCATGTGTGGCGGAACGCCGAAGAACCGGCAAATCTCCTCAACTGAGAAAGTCCTGCTTTCCAGCATCTGGGCATCTTCTGGCGATATCGTCAGTTGTTCCCATGCGGTATCGCCCTCAAGAATGAGCGGCTTGCCAGAGTTTCCCGTTCCCATTTTGGCGGCAAGTTCGTTTTCGGCGATCTTGCGTTGCTCAGGCGAAAGCCACGGCTTGAACTTCAGTACGCCGGTAGGTCGCAGACCATTCCGGAACATCTCTGATGCAGATCGTTCCGCAGATGTCGCCAATCCGAATGAATTGCGCGCAAAGCGCAGCGTCGACATGCCACCGAGAGGATTACCACCGAAGCCGCGAATATGAAGCATATCGCGATCGCTGGAGATGTAGCTCTTTCCTTCTGAACTCCAGCTGTATTGCAGCTCACCGGAAGGCAATCTGCGAACCTGCATATGTGCTGGATTGACGGGGTTGAGGGATACAATCTTGCCATTCAATCTTACTATCTGGGCAAAACCATTGCCGCGAAGCTCAATCGATGCAGCGATGAAATCCCAGAAATCCAACGCTGACTGATCATAGTTTGGGCTAGCGTGCAGAAGACGGTAAAGCGGATGGTCCTTTGCAACCTCGCGGTTTCCTTCCGCATTTGTGCGATAAACCACTAAGGGCAGCGATGAGATCGTGCCGGATATCAGGTTGACGCAAGCCCAGACCGCAGAAAGTGAAAGTGCGCTTGTATCAGTGACGATCTCACCCGAAGCGGAAAGTCCGCTATGTCGAAGATCTTCAAGCGAGGTGTTACGCTTGATTGGCAAGAGCCTGGACACGCCGTCGAACATTTTTTGTAATACGTTCACCCTGCACCTGCCAAGCTATTGAAGTAATCATTCATACCGGTGCCGGTCGCTTCCGGGTTCCAACTCATGAGGATTGCCGCGCACAACATCGCGATATACGGATCGATTTTGGCGCGGCCCGCCGCCTGCTTGGTGGCAAGGTTGCCGTTGCCGTTAACTTCGATTTTGACGTTTCCGACACACCAATTCATGAAAGTGCTACCGTCATGGCTTAGCGTGTCGTCGCTCAGCTTATGCTCTAGCCCCCAGATTGCAGGCGAAAGAGCAGCACCTTGCCGCAATCGGCGAAACATCAAATCGACAATTCCCCGCTGCGCGAGCGCATCAACCAAGGCAGCAATGTTGTTCGGGTCTGCACCGACGCCATCTTTTTCCGGCAAAAGACCAGCACTCATCAGCTTGGCGGCAATATCTGCGATCTTGTTAAGATATTCGGATACCTCACATATCGTGAGCGTACCCTCTTCCACGAAGTCATTGAGATGCGACGCGATATCCTTGCGTGTTTCCAGAACCTTCGGGTGGGCATAGCCGTGGCACCAAACGAGCCACCGCCGCGTTCCCTTCTCACGGCCAATGACACAGATCCCGAACAAATCATCGAGTCCGCCGCCATCGATCCCCATCACCGCCACTTCGGAGCGTCTCATGAGCTCGTCAAGCGTCAGGGTCTTATCGGCGCGATCCTCCCAGTAATCAGTTCCACGCCACCCATCATCAGATATACCGACACCAATTTCGATATTGAGGTGCTGTGATGCCCAGATCTTTACAGCATGATCGCCTTTATCCCGTTCGGAGTTCCAATCAGCTGTAAGGCTTTGTAGATGAACGGATCTGCCAATGTTGGGCATGACAAGCCCCCAATTATCGGGATCCTGCCACTTCGTGCGATCCGCAGCTATTTCCTTGGGAAACTCGTACAACACCGGAAGCATGGGGCGGATAATCTTTCCGGCCATCTGTCCGTCACGAATTCGCCGCGCAAGCTTCAGTTCATCCTTGAAAGCGCCTGCCGGAGCTTCGTCGCTCTGTGTTGTTGTAATGATCAGCAGACCTTCAGGCGTCTTCTCTAATCCGCCTCGGATCTGGCGCATAACTTTCGTGGTGTGAGCATTTCGGCCCAACAGGTGCAGCTCATCAACGAGGGCGAGAATGAGGATTGTGCCCGTCAGAATGTTCACATCAAAGGTTTTCACACTGAGAACAGTGCCGTTCGACAGATCCTCAATCGTCTTGCGGTGGTCTCTCGGGCGAAACCGGCGCTTAAGGTCCGGTGAATTGTCGATCATCCCGACCGACTTTTCATAGGCGTTTTCTGCAATGGCTTGCGTTGGGGCGACAAATAGTGCTTCAGCATTCGGGCGCTTATTCATCAGCATGCCGGTCAGCATCAGTCCGGCAGAGTATGTTGTTTTGGACTGCCCCTTAGGCAGCATTGCAAAGATATCGCGGATGAAGCGGAGCTGTTGTGAAGGGTCCCACGAACCGAACGCAACTTGAACAATTTCACGGAACCACTCGCCACACGCATCTGCCATGCGCGGCATTCCAGGAACATCCGGGAGCTGCAACTCATCAAAAAGCGCCAGCCCCATTTCGGCTTCAGCCGTGATCAGCGGCAGTCTCGGAATGAGAGACTGAC